GGATCAATAGCAGGATCAATAGCAGGATCAGCTACAGTAGTTCCTAATGCGGTATTCTGCGGAGCTAGACTTAAACTCTGGAGTGGAGCAGGATCTCCAATAGTTCCACCACTACCTGTTATCAATGCAATAGCACGTAAGTCTCTTATGACCGGAGACTTAGAACTGTTAGTAGAGTGCATTACAATCTTAACTTGGAACGCAGTGAACTGGTTTGTGTCAAGTGTATATTCGTAGTCACGGAAAGTTTCTGGGTTATCGTCCGAAGGTAATTCTTTGTCTATACTAGCTTGTACCCATTCTGTTGTAAATACACCATCGTCGTCTGTTGAGACCAATGCATCTTCGTTTACTGCGGATTTCATATACACTTCGAAGTTGGCAGTTGATGGTCGATTAGCGGAAAATATAACTTTCACCCCCGCCGAAGATTCATCTATGATAACAGGTACTGTAATATGTTGTGCAGCATCGATAGTGTCAATGACATTCTCTAGAGCTAATACAGATACTCGTTGAAGATCAACTACCGGAGAGACCTTGGTATCGTCTGTAGACATACTCAAGTTAAACTTCATAGTCTCTGAACCACCAGCGTTCTCTGACGATGCAACAACACTCGGTGATACATTAGAGTTGTAGTTGTTCAAGAAGACTGACTTTGCGAATGACCATCCAGCAGGTAAACCATATAAAAACCGCGTAGTTGATCGAGTACTGCCATAAGACGAGACGGTTGGTTGTAACAACTTCGCAGTAATGCTTGTGGAGTTAGGTACAATAGTCTGTATCTGTGGTACGAAATCATCATACACTACTTGTTGAGAAAGTGTTACATCATCACCACCACCTTTTGCTGATGAAGTTGCGTTAGATGCAACAGTGATGTTATAACCATCCCATGATGGGGTAGATACGGTAAAGGTACCTTCGAATACCGAAGAAGCTAGTCCACCGATTGCATTGGCTACGTCTGCGATAGAAACACTATCATTGTGACTTAGACCATGACCTTCGTGGTATACTCTGACTGTTGGACTACCAGAAGTAGTTTCGAGTGGATCACTTCCTAGAGTAACTTTCGGTAACGGAGAATTGTCAAGAATTAGATCACCTGAAGCAACAAACTCTGCACGATCTAATTCGAACATTAAGTCTTTAGTTTGGTCTGGTGTCCAAGTGAATCCGTTCTGTGATAAGAATAGAGAACCTAGAGTAGGTTGTTTTGTTATTCTATCTTCACGTGAACCGAATACATTCTGATAAGTCTCAGCAATGTATACGTTATACTGCTCCGACTCAGCGAGTAGTATTATCGCATATTCTTCGCCACTTGTCAAGTAAATTGGTTCGTCAAATTCAACTATTGTCGGAGATGCCTGAACATCTTCAATTGTAGTCGCAACGCTTGTTCCATCACCACTAACACTGTTAGTTGGGATTGATATTGAACTAGGATCGATGAACTTAACTGAGCCTGGAATGATACGTGTGGTCGGTATACCGTTCTCTACCGAACGAATCTGTACCTGTAAAGGGATAGTGTCATCTTTAGTATCTACAAAGACACGTGCCTTAGTTATAAACAGTCCGTTAGGGTTCTCTATTTGGTCGACAAAGAATGTCTGTGCAAGAGGATCTAATCTACCAGCACGGAGATCAACAAGTCGTGTGGAACGTACAGTTCGCTGTACACCCTCAATTGAACCTGTAGAGGTATAGGTTGCACGAGTCAACGATGTTGATTCATCATTGTCATTAACACTAATGTCAAGGAGTTTAAACTCTTGCTTACCAGTTCGGAAGTTAATGGCGGTTGTATTAGGTACGAAGAAACTACCTGATAATTCACCGTTGGCATCTGTCACTAGAAGAGTTGGGCCACCAAATACAGCAGGATATTCAGTTGCGTTCGCATACTGACTACCGAACTCTTGGGGGTTATCCGAGAATCTAGATGAAGAGGTTTCTTGTCTTACCCATGAACTCATGTCCTTATTACCTAAGAATGCGAACATCTTAGTGTTTGGACGTAGTCCTTTGGCCGCAAAGTTAACTACACGAGATCTCATGAACGGGATAATCTCAACGTCCAATATCTGTTCGCCAATGAAGTCTTGGATACTGAGGTTTGTCTCTCTGAACGAAATGTCTCTGGATATCGTAGTAAACAGACCATCGTTTGTGAAGTTGTTACTATTTCTATTATTCCTTAAAGCAGGACGTGTACGTGGAGTCTCGAATCGACGTACCGTAGTTTGCATAACATTTGGTAGGTTACGTGTCTCTACCCACTCATCCGAAGATGGAGAAAGATCCATGTGTCCAGTTTGTGTAAGAACCGCAAATGGATTTACATTCATAGTATCGGTCGCAAGCAACTGTGATACCAGAGGAGCATCCGAATATGGTAGGGTTACTAGGTCACCATGTTTCTCAACAGCATTAACATTGTCGGTACTGTACGCCAGTCGAACTGAGTTTTCACGGAATGACGGTTTCAATAGACCCTGTGGATCTATAGATGCTCGGTATTGCGGATTATCAATATCAGAAAAAGTGAATGTGCTAAAGTTATCTGCGATGAAACCAGCTTTGGTTCTTGCATTACCATTGGCATCCAATACAGTCAATGAGTTAGTGTTAGACTCTAGTAGACTCAACGTGGTCAGTTCGTATAGGTCTTCGACGCGGCGTTCCAGTTTACCGATATCTTTCATCGTGAAACGCTTGTTTGGAATATAAGTGCTTACGAGATCAGATGAATTAAAGGTATATGGATTCAATCGGAACTTGTACAATGCCATAGAACCCGTTGGTATTTCGGGTTCACGTGGGTCTATGTTAGATTCCCCTCGAATAACCTGTAGCTCACCAAATCCGATCTCTCCTCGACTATCAGTTGCATTGGCAACGAGGATGTCAATACGAGATAGATAATATTGTATAGTGTTGATCGTGATAGCAGACGCGTTCTGAGGAAGTTCTGCGGTTACATCAAACTCTCCGGTGTAAGTAAATTTTCTTGTAGGACGGAAATCCAATACGTCACGTAGAGAAATCACTGTACCTGTTGCAGTAGTATGGTCTGGAATAGTTTCATATGTATCATCTACATATGAACTTGACGAAAAGTACACTCCGTCGTCTTGATGATCATAGTGAGTGAAGATTGCCTGTGTCTCATGATTTGCTCCTGTAGGGAGTAAGTATCCTGATTTAAGGTACACAACTACTTGGTCATAGAAGTTATCACGTTGACCACCATCGAAGATGAACTGGTGAGTGATGTCTTCTGCATCTACCCAAGCAGTAGCAACACTGTCTCGGAACTTAACAGATTGTAGGGCGATACCATCAACCTCTCCAGTGAATATAGGTCTTTTTTGATAGTCTACACTTGGAAGAGATGTCACCGTCTCTATCGTAGTAATTTGTTTAGTACGTGATTGGACATTACTGAGTTCTACGTAATAAGCAATATCGTGTGATAGGTTAGGAGTTAGTCCGGTATATGTACCCGATATGCTCGGAGAGACAGCCAGGATTGGCCCAGCAGTCTCACAAATTACCCATCCAGTAGATTCAACACCTGAGAGACTAATCTCACCACTACCGGATGCAATCTGTCTAGTATATCGCTGAACTGTGTAGTTACTAGTGAAGGGGGTTGTCGAAGGACTAGTCCTAGGTAAAGGGAACAACAAGCTATTATCTGATGCTTCGTATATAATACTATTTACCAAGACTGTTACTGGAGGAGTACCAGCATAGCCGGGGAAAGGATCATCAAACTGAGTAACATTAGAGAAACTCTCTACACCAATCTTGTCACCAGTACCACCGTCGAAAATGTCATTCATACGGATGTTGAAGATATATACTCTTGTACCAACTGCATCTCGTTGTACGCCACGTACGTTAGCATAACCTATGGTATTATTTAAAGAAGTCTTGAGTCTTACATAACCGAACTCGTCAAATCGACCAAAACCTTCAGAGGCAGCCTCGTCAATATAAACATAGTTACCATATGCGGCAGGTACTGGTTCGTTTGTTTTGGTAATAAGATCTCTTGCTTTATCAACAGGAATATCAGTCGTACCAATCTCTAGTCTGTAACCATCAACATAAGCGATACCTTCGGTCACATCTAGGGTGAGTAGAGTATCGTCAAGAACATTCTCTTCAAAGATTGCTTTGAACTCATCGACAACGTAGTTACCAGATTCTTCTTTTGTGCGCTGGGCGAGAAGGTCATTGATTCGGTTGTATCCGTCGAATGTACTGACTTCACGAGTAATGACACCGTCAACAACACGTGCTATGAATACAAAGTTCTCTTCTACCAGAACTTGATCTCTAGTAGTAGGAACCAACTTGATCTGATAACGATGTGCGCCAGGCGCAGTCTGGTTAGGAACCTGACCCTGATTGTCGTATAGGTCAACATCTTCACCTTCAGTGATGATATTCTGTTCGATTAAGAAACCAATATCAGTTGTAGGAGATTTGCTATACTTGTCGATGAAAGAACTACCACCTTCCATATAGACAAAGTGTCCTTGAACAAAGAAGTCACCCGCAGAGAAGTATGCTTTAGTTCCGAGTCCAGATGCAGGAATAGGATCACTGCTATCATCAATGACAGTAAGAACCGTGGTGGTCAGAGCATCAACGCGAAGCAAGATGTCTAGTGAAGATACACGAGGTGCTTTAGTAGTATCGACGATAAGAGATGTGTCTGTGTACTGTACGTACAAAGTAGTAACGGGATCAATGAGGTCAGCTTCAACAACTTCTAGAACTTTCATTTCGATAGTTCCGTTGGTTAGCGTTTTGCCCACCAAGTCCGTATCGATAACAGCAGCTGCCGTTAGACGAATATATTCTAGTTGGTTATTCACGGTGGCGCCGCCTGGATTTACCAGAGCACCTTCTTTGAATATGTTACGACCGAACCGTGCAATCTCTTCTTGGATGATTGTCTGTGACTCGATAAGTTCACGTGCTTGTAGTGCACGTCCGGAGTTAAACAATACCTTATGATAACCGTCTTCGGCCTTATAAAAATCGCGATATGTTTCTTCGAACGTTTTATTTGTAAATTCTGCCATGATTAATCCTAAACCTTAAACGGTGATTACTAACTTAATGTCTTCTTGTTGTTGTGCGTCACGTTGTATTCTGTGTCTGTTCTCAATATATAGGACTTCGCCAGAGAACCGATCTACGCCATTGTCTGCGTATACAAGAGAGACGACACCACTAGCAGATCCACCAATTTCAGTGACTTGTTCACCTATAGTGAAAGACTTAAATCCAGTACTTTCATTCTGGTGGAAGTATACGTTGTTGTTTACAGATTCATTAATGTACCCAACTGCGTTTGAATCGGTACCTTGAATTTGGTTACCCGAAGTAAATCCAGAAGCTGCGGTCAATCTTACATAAGGTAGTACTTTGAGTCCCGTACCCATGAACGGAGTATCGTCAGCAGAATTGTTAAGATCTTTCAACAAACCCATTTGACGGAAAGTGTTCTCTACAATAAAAGTATCACCCTCAACGCCATTTGGTTTTATGGTGAACATAACTGAACTTGTTTTAAAATCATTTGCCTGATCATTGCCCAGTCCATTACTATCGGATAGAACAGCTCTTAATACGCATCCTGTTCCTACACCGCCAATACTGACACTCGCATGTCTGTAGTCGGTTCCACGATTAGTCATGGTAACTCTAACTGCCTTATTACCTAATATAGTAACAGTACCAGCAGCATCTGCTCCATCACCATCGATGATTAATGGAAGGTCTCCATCGACATAACCAGTTCCATCTTCAACAATCTCTACGGAAACCAATTGTCTTGGAATGGCAGAATCTTGAACTTCGATCAATAGATCTTCGAATGGGCCTGCTTCGGCAGGTAGTTTGTCTGATACCAGTACGGGAATGTAGTTAGCAGATAGGAAACTAACTACTCGTTCTGGTGATAGCGAAAACATATATTTCCACTCATAGTTATCAGAAGTCACAAAAGGAGTTAGATAAGCATCTGGCCCAACAAGACCATAGTTTGGAGATACAGTCGACAAGTTTGGATTATCTTTAGTACCACCCTGTGCCAAACAAAGGTACACTTCTTTCTGTTCATTCATCACATAGGATGGGTATGTAGTCTCTTTATCCGACCAAGCAGAGTACAATGAACCACTAGACCAATTGACACGAGGGATCACCAATGATGATGCTTCAAGACTTTTAACAGATTGTAGATTGTTTCTGAATTCTTTCTCTTCATTCGACGTGTCGACAGCAGCAATTACTGTGTCGGTCTCGTTGAAAATGTCAGACTTACCAATACCAATAAAGTAATGGTTTGATATATCTTGGGCGCTTTGTAATAAGTCCTTTGCTAAACGGGATCTCATTGTTTGTCTTACGATGGCTAGCATTGTATATTCCTATTATTTAATTCGGTACTGTTGGCCAAACAACTTCTGACACTGAAGACACACTTCCGACATTAGTCGAGAGATCTCTCAATGCCTGTCTATAGTCTCTCCACTCTTGGAGTTTGGATTCTGTTAGGGGAACGTCTAATGCCTGAGTCCAATCGGAGGCAAATAAGAATTTGGTTCTTTCTAGGAGAATGTCTTGCAACAGTAGATCTTCGTCCCAAGTCCAACCGTCCGCAGAACTCCATTCAGCATGACGATTAGGTGGTAGTCCGATAAACTCAAAAGATTCGGTCTCTTGGTCGTACCAGTGATAGTCTAGGAAGTATCTTAGATCATTACATCCTTCAGGTACATTACCTTCATGTATATGGATAATACGCAAAGTTCCATCTTCAGAGACACCTTCGGCATCTATATTATGGTTGGGTAATGCGATTCTAGATATCTTTCCAGTATCGATTGTTACATATACTACAAGTTTCAAGTTCATCAGGGGTTACCTTACATTTTTCATTATACTATTTATAACAGTTTTAACAATAGATTTTCAAATTAATTTTCGTTGCTTGGTGGTGAGGGTGTACCACCCGTATAATAAGCAGGAGTGGGAGCAGTATAGGTCGGAGTCGGGGCGCCACCGCCATCTGTTGGGGGTGTATAGTCAGTATCGGTTACTTTAGTTACCTGATAGTATGACGACAATACCCAACTCGAACCATCGAACACCTTCAGAGTGTAAATGTAATTAGAACCTTCCGGTGGGACTTCATTCACCATCACCGAATTTCTTTGATTAGATACCAAGTTGAACGAGTTAACTAGTATTGAGGAACCTCTATAAATTCTAGCAGGAACCACTGACGTACCTTCGGTGAAGAAGTCAAATACAAGTTCGTGTTGGGTTGCGGTATGGTGCAACACTTGAGGAGACATAGCTACAAATAGACCAGTATCATTATCAATAAGAGTAAACTCCTTTGAATCCAATGCTGGTATAGTCCCTCTTGCCGCAGCTATAGAAGTAGCGTCCGAACCTCTTCTCAATTCGATAACGAACCTCTCTCCCTGCCAACCAATCTCAGAAGTATTGGATGGTGTGCGAGTTGATGCGCCCGTGTAATTACCAATGTATGTACCCACATAACTGTCTACTATATTTCTCTCGTAACTAGCTCCCCCAGTCCTTGTGTATGAACTGGTTCTGTTTCTAGTAGACTCTGGAGTACCAGTTTCTGTTCTAGAAAAGTTTCCGATATAATTACCCAGAAAACTATTTGTTCTAGAATACGTAGAGAGTTTCGTAAATCCACTACCACTATTTCTGGTGTATTCTCCCGCAAAATTCTCTGTGAATATTGCAATTCCATTGTAGTCCAGAGTAGATGGTCTAGTTATCACACTATCCCGCGTATACATTCCGGTATACTCCCCTATGAAGGAAAGGCCTCTTGAGTATGAACTGGTTCTGGTAATAGTATGTAATCGGGTTCGGGTGAAGCTATTCGTAGTCCATCTAGAATATGTACCCGTGAAGTTCTGTGTTCCTGTACCCGCATAGTTACCTGTGAATGTCGTACCTTGAGTGATAGTTCTAGAGTATGCTCCAGTATAGTTACCGATATAGGTATTGGCATATGTCCCCGAATAACTATCCGATAAAGTTCTGCTGTAGTTCCCTACGTAACTTGCAGAGTATGCGCTAGTTCTGGTGTATGCTCCTGCATAGGACATTGGTCTATTTCTGCTATAACTAAGACCTCTTGTGTAGGTACCCGAATAGTAAGCAATACGTTGACGTGATGAGAATGGAGATACAACTCTTGACTGTCCAGATTCGGGATCATATATGTAACTTACAGCAGCACCCGTGTAGTTTCCTCCGTAGGTAGCCGCACGGTTTCTAGTATATGATGCTGTGCCAGCATAGTACGCAGTATATGAAGCAGTTCTCACTGCGCCTGAGGTATAACTTCTAGAGTAATACCCAGTATAGGTACTAGTACGAACCAAAGTATATGGAACGACTCTTGAATATTCCATTAGACGAGATCTTGAAAAGGTACCAGTCCCAGCAAATGTTCTTGCATAGGCACCCGCGTAAGAACTTGCATAGTATCCGGTTCTAGTGTAATACGATGTTCCCGCTGACGGTGGCCCACCATCAAGACTCTGACCAATACTAAAGTAAGTCTGATCACCTGCTGAAGAATAATTAAGAGAACCTTTATGGTAATATACACCACCCGATAAAAGATATGTTGTGGGATTAAGGCTCGAAGATATTCCTGTTGCAACAATTACGTTACCGACATAAACTACGATATGTCGTAGGAGAATAGCGGGAGGGCCCCCTGGCTCGTCAATCTGTTCTGCATGTGGATACTCGTACCAGTAGGTTCTAGGAGTTGGGAGATACTGATATCCAACGGTGGTTCTAGCGTAACCTACGTTTCTTGTAAAATACCTAAGGTAGTTTCCTACAAAGTTACCCATAAAGGTACCAGTGTTCGCATAGTCCCCTACGAAAGACCTAGAGTAATTAACGTTCCTCGTGGACGCTGGATCCGTAATGGTACCCGTGGTCGTACGACTATACGCCGACGAGTACGGGGTAGTATTAGTGAAACTACGAGAGAAGGTATTGGTAGATGTAACGTTCCTGCTATAGTTTCCTGTAAAGGATACTTGACGAAATCTAGAGTAATCTGCTGTCTGCCCAAAGTTTCCGGTATAAAATGCTGTGTATGCTCCTGAATAGTAACCTGTCCGACTGTAAGCACCAGAAAAGTATCGAGTGTATGTACCATTGAAGGTCAATACTTGGGAACCACTGGTTGCTCTAGACCTAGCATATGTACTTACTCTGTTTCTACTGTACGTTCCTAGATATGAAGCAGGTACTGTTCTGGTACTGGTTCTACTATAGTACCCTGTGTATGAATTACTGTCTGCTCTATTTCGTGTGTAGGTACCCGCAAATGAAGAGGGTCTGACTCTAGAGTAATATGAAACGAAGAATAGTGGGAAGGTAACTTCATCACCACCTTCATAAAGCACCCGCGAAGCTTCATAATTACCCGTATATGAGTCCGTCCTAGAAAAATCTCTGGTGTAGGAGGAAGTTTTTGTACGAGTTCTTGAGTATGCTCCTGCATAGTTCCCTAGGAAGTTTCCGGTATACGATATATTTCTAGAGTATATAGAAGTTCGTGTGGATACCGCTAATCTCGAACGTGAATAGTTACCGATGAATGATTCGGTACGCGAAATAGTTCTTGTGTAATCAACCGTTTGATTATAGTTACTAGAGAAGTCGGTCTGGTAAGAAGTAGTACCTGAATAGTTACCAATGAAGTTGCCAACGAAGGTTCTACTATACGAAGCTGCTACTTCTCTTGTGTAGGCAGATACTCTGTCTCTAGAGTAAGTTCCGACATAACCCTGACTATAGATATTATTAAATGTCTGTTGACCAGAGCTCGTGTCATATGTGCTCAACGTCACGGTATGGGAGGTTCCGGTGAATGGAGATGTTACGGTATTGAAATCTTTTCCTGCATCCCCTGCCGACCCAGACAGTCTAAAGACGCGAGTGTGGTAATTGGATGATACAGACGTTACTGCGTTAAAGGATATTGTGTTACCTTCGGTCACAGTGTTTCCAGATACGTAGTCGATTGTACCTGTGATTTCGTTGGGTTCAGTTGGTGGAGGAGTTACAGTACCACCACCTGACTCATTGGGTGGTGTGGAAGAAGATATACCCGCTCCTAGTTTAGCTGCAAATATTGCATTATAACTAGACCAGATTCGTAATTCTGGTTCTCCACCACCACCTACTATAGTAGTATCTCCGTCAATACTATATGCCATAGTATCCGTGATAGAAAGTCCGAGAAGGGGTGCTGCTCCGAAGGACGGAAAGAAAGGAACCGCTGATCTGGCAGACCATTCTAGATTGACGTAACAACCATCTGTATAGGATAACGTGGTAGAATTGCCATTTATCTCGCCGAAGTTATTGTCTGGGGGCAGATACCCTTCTATGTAAAAGGTTTTGTCAGAGGTAAAACTTCTGGAATCAAGTGCGATTTCACTAGCACCAGATACACTGTCTACGTTGAGTAGTTGGAAACCGTAATCCTCTGAGGTGTCCAATCCCAGTGCATTGATGGTAGAAGCCTTACGGACTACAAAGTAATCCATATCTACTACGAAATCATTGTATGTGTAGAGTGTATCAGATTGATATGAATTAGGAGAATTAAGCCACTTCCATGCGGAACCTTTAAAGTTTATGGTCATGTCTGAGGTAGGGGAACCCGCAACTAAGACAGCATCTATATTATAGATTAAAGGTCTATCTATCTGAACCGCTGATAGACCTTCTCCCATCTGTATAGGAGTATACCCTCCACCGCCAGGCGCAGAAGGATATCTCACGTAAATATAGTCGCCCGGCTGAATACCCCCTACAAGATTGAAGGACGATGCTCTACCGACATCGGTAACTACTAAGTTGACCATGCCTAGATCAGTGTCGGCAACCGTGAAGTTACCGCCATCATCGTTTCCCGTAATTTTTAATCCGTATGACATTATCCAATTCTCACTGCGATGACTGTACCAGTAAGAGTGTTCATGTACTGGTATTCATTAGTTACTGTAAACCCAAGAGGGGTCTTGTTACTTATAACAAAACCACGGGCCTGTTCAAAGGTGATTATTATTTTAGAGGGATCGTTAGCATCTAGACAAGAGATAAATGTACTTGTATTCTTGGCCAAGGATATTGTCTCGTGTAGTTGGATATTGGAGGTTCTAATACTATCGGAGAAAACAACTCGCGATACTATCGAGTTACCATTACCGTCACTATCTGGACTTATAATTTCCATTCCATAATTAGACATCGTATAATCTCCTTAGATTAAGTTGGTGTTAGTTTACCGAATCTAACACGATCATTTCCCAAAGCGTCTTTGATTACTATCGTCTGATTGTCTATCTTCAACGTACCTTCGCCAGCAACCGTTTGTTCAATATCTAGTTCACCTTTAAGTCGTACATTCTCCATCTCAACAATACCGTCCTCAGTGTTAACACTAAAGGGGGTGTTGTCACCACTTGGTGTCTGTACCTTAAAGTCATTTACACTCATAACGAGAGATGATACCGAAGCACCACTTAATAGTTCGAACCCTGCAAAGACTCCGGCATTCAAGTTGACGAAGTATTTGGATGTTAGGTCTGGAACGTGATCACCACTATCTAATGCTGCCGCTAAAGTGGCAGAAGTAATCATACCAGATGTTGCCGAAGAAACAACACCACCAATCGTTGATGATAGGTCAGTAATACTCGAAGCAGATACTACGAGGTTTCCGGCAGAGTCCAATACTATCTTAGAAGTCAATTCTTCTAGTGCTTCGACCTCAGCAAAAAGTCCAGTTGACAAATCTTCTAGGGTACCCTTCAACCTAGTGTAGTCGCTGTTTAATACTGAAAGGCTAGCACTATCCGCATCCATACGAGAGGTAAGTCCTGATACCGCACTACCAGAGAGTACTGTACCATTAGGACTATCCTTCAGGGTATTGGTTAGAGTAGTTAACTTTGTACCCAGTGCACCAACACCATCAGAATTATCATATAATAATATTGATAATTCATCACTACCGCTTGCGTTTACTGTGTCTCCAATCGCAGCTGACAAGTTAGTTAGTTTACTAGCATCTATGGAAGTGGTACCAGTATCAGAGTTGTAATTTAGGTCAGCTGATAATCTTTCGAATGCTGCTACACTAGCAATAATTCCACCTGTCGAATCTCCTAGGGTTCCCTTCAACTCAGTGAAGTCACTGTTTAATGATGAAAGACCAGTGGAGTCATGAAATACTGCTGAAGTTAAACTAGATACCGCACTAGCACTAATGAGAGTTCCATTAGGACTGTCTTTTAACGAATTGTTTAGACTGACGATGTCCGAACTTAAAGACCCAATACCATTTTCAGAATCATACACTGCGGCAGATAGTGAAGATAATGCACTACCAGTGAGGATTGTACCATTAGGACTATCCTTCAAAGTAGCGGTAAGAGTGGTTAAGGACTCACTTACACTAGACATCTTGTTACTATCTGCGTCAAGACGAGTAGATAGTGCGTTTACAGCACTACCTGTTAAAACAGTTCCGTTTTCACTATCCTTCAGAATAGTTGTAAGATCGGTTACACTTTTACTAACTACAGCTATTTTACCATCTGTTGTCACGGTGATGCTTGCTTCCAGTACCTTATCCGCATCTGCGGCTATTGTTGTTACTGCACCACTATCCAAGATATCAAGAGTCGTACCGAGGTTTGTGTATTGTCCGGATAGCGTACTTATCGAATCAGAGTTAGCGTCAAGACGAGCTAAGAGTGTGGTGTTAGCAGTAGCGCCTGCGATCCCAGATATGAAGTCGGAGTCAATTAGTGCTAAACCAACTTTCAAGTCAGTGACATCGGACGCTATGACTGAATACGATTCATCAGTTGCATCAATACGGGTAGTCAATGAACTTGTTGCGGCAGACACTGCATCACCAAGGTCGGTCGATGTTTGTACTTCCAATGCAGTTACATCAGATGCAAGTACAGTAAGAGAATCTTCGGTTTGGTCGATACGTGCAGTTAGAGTACTGTTTGCAGCGGCAATACTATTCTCTAGAGTTACTTTAAGGTCTACGATGTCTTGAGAAAGTACCGTGATGTCGATTCCATTAACATCGATATAGGTTAACAAATCTGCACGTGCTGTGGCACTCGCATCTGTATCACTATCAATCAATCCTTGAACAGTGGTAAGTTGTGATAAGATATACGTAATGTCTGCTTGGTTGGTCTCAACAAGTGCTGCGAGGTCACCAGTCAAGTTACTAGAACCTAGGGCGCTATCTACCGATGTACCAATAAGAGACTCTAAGTCTGCAAGAGTTACTCCAGTCCCATCTGTACCTGTAAGTTCAAGTAGGGAATAGATTTCATTGAAATTATCATTAATCTTATTACCAGCTGCTCGTAGGGTATCACCACTATTATTGTTGGCAGCAGCACCTAATCCTATGATTTGTCTAGTCATTATACTTCCCTAAATTTCTGTTATGTTTGTTTAATTTCATGGTAGTGTATCTTCTGCTTCATCAGCATCTTTACAATAAGCGGTATCTGACATGAGAATGTTTTGGTCGTCCATAGTGACCGAATTCGGTGATCCCCACTCAGCAATAGTTCCGTGGATCTCTTGCAATCTACTTAGAGACATATCATGATACTGATCGAGTATCTTCATAGAACTGATCAGTAATTGACTGTCAACTGGATCTGACGCAGTCAGTAAGTTGAACTGAGATATACCACCTGCCCCTGATGGATGTGCCATGTTCAATAAGTTGAACTCTGGAACAACATTTGCACCTGATGACTGACTGACAAGTTGCATTGGGTATTCAGCGGGAGCGAGTGGATCTGTAGGTAGACCTGCACGTACACCCATTATAGCGTGACCATTGATAACTACGTCTGCCGATAGGTAGAATCCAGCAGGATGTACCATTCTCTTATACAAGTCTTCGTAGTCACTGAACGATAGACCTGTTTTCAAAAGAACCGAGAATATCTGGTATCTCTTATCATCTTGAATGTACTTCAACGACTCTGGCCCAATTAAGGAACCGCCGGGTTGGTCATTCAGTATGAAGATGTTTCTCTTTGGATACGTTACTTCGACATCTTCATTGAAGAATGCTTTGAAGAACTGTTCAGCAGATATCTGTGTACCTTTAGAACGATAGAAGTCAGAGATTAACCGAGCCATCATTCTTGGGTTGTCATGGAAGGATGACGAATTTAATCCATCCCCTATCTCATCGAACAACAGATCGAGGAAGTCGTTATATACGGGATTCCCTTGATCGTCTACTGTAGATGTTAACGCGGAGATATTTCGTCCGTGGAATAGGTCACGTATAACTCTAGAAAAAGACCCATCGGCATCACCATCCATATAGTCATAGTAAGTTTCTAAGAACTTAATGAATAATGGATACTCGGTATCATAGAAATCAGGTAACGCTTCAACAACTTTAGAATTATGGAAGGATATCTTATTCCTCTTAGGGTTGATTTCTATATTATACATTTTACAATAATACTCTGGTAGACTGAGTGTCAATTACTGCATTGGCAGATAATGCGTCTTCGTCCAACATGATGATATAATTTCTTAGTGGACGTACTGTACTAGTATTAGCAGGAGTCACAGATACTTTCAATGTAATGGGGTTCAGAGTGTCTACTGAAAGTGCCGTGAAGAAAACCTCTCCTGTCGCGGGTTCATAACATCCTATGTTTCTCTCTCTAACAACATTACTTAGGTCGAATATCTGTAGTCGGTTTGACCCAAGAACATTCTTGATATACACATCCTGACCCTGATATTTGAATATAGAGGTCTTTACAGTATAGTCGTCTTTGTCCGGAGCAGCAATCGCATAAGGGAAATTTATTGTATAGTCCCTTTGGTTATTATTTTCTATCAATACTCTCTGTTGACCTACAACGTCCAAACGAGAGTTCAGTATAGCAGAACTCAGATCGTCGATATCTTTCAATAGATTGGATCTACGGAAGACTGCGTCGAAGGTCTCTAGTGAGGAATTGAAGTGTGTCTTGATGATATTCTTCACCGCTACCTGCATAGCCTCAGGGGTCTCTGACTTAGTAGGGTCTAGGTTGAATCTACACGTTAGTTCGAGGAACGTCTCTTGTGGGTCAACGAATTTGGTATCGATTGACATAATAGCGAGGTTAGAGGTCAGATTATCTTGGATAAGAGTCTCGGTCGCTGTTTTCTTCTGTTCGTCAGTACCCTCATTGAAGTTTAGACTAACAAAGACTTTACCGAACTCAGGTGGTATATTATCGTGGCCACCCCATGCAACAACATCGTTTATATATTCTGAAAACTTACTCTTAATCAAATTCTCGTAATCTGCCGCAGTGACGAGTCTCTGCTGTGCAGTGTATACTCTAGGAGCATTCTTCTTTATCTGAGATAGGGATTCTCTCTCGGAACCTCCTGACGACTTAGATACAGTTTCGACAGTAATCGGTCTTCCATTCAGGAATTCAGCGGAGAATAGAGTAGCACCGTTAGACTCTGGGCCACGGGTCTGTAAATATTCTACCTGAACCTTACTACCTACCGCAGGAGTCGTACCCAATACGTTACCATCACTGAAGAAGATTTCGAAATAACCATTCGAGACTTCCTTTACAATGTACACTCTAGACTCGTCACCGATAGTAACCGAACTTTCGATATTGATGTATGTGGTGTAAGATGTCGTGTTGAAGTTCTCGAATACCTTAACGAGCATGGTAGACGTATCTATGTTCTTATCTGCTATCACATATGCAGAGTCTTCGTCAGATACGATAAAGGTGTTTGATTTAGTAGCACCCTCATGAATCCGAACATTTTCGAAAAAGAACTGGTCATTTTCTTTGTATGCGGTAAACTGTTCCTGAGTAGAGAAGGTGAAGGCTACTTCATCAACGTCTGCTGAGAATCTGTGGTACAAAGGTATTGTCAAAACATCTTCGAGGGGTAGTGCATCGATAGTTAAGTTAACTAGAGCAGTTGAACCTGTACGAGACTTCGTAGTGTACCCCAACGCTTCGGCGTGAGCAAGTACTGAAGATCGTATCTGAGATGAAGACAGAAAGGATTCATTGATCGCCATGTTGGCTGTCAATCCATTGATGTGTGTATTGTACGCAAGTACATCTAGGAGACTAGAGAGTCCACTACCATCAAAATCGTAATCATTGAAATCGTCACTCTGTTGGAAGTGTTCTATTAGACTTTGTTTAATGTTTGCAAAATCTAGATCAGAAGTTTTTATTGTCATTTATCGTATCCTCGCGATGTTCACGTTCACAGAGTCAGTCACTGATGTACTAATTACTTCAAAAGTCACTTGTATACTAACACTATTATATTCGTCTTTAATATTCACGTCAACCTTTTTTACTCTAACTCTAGGTTCGTGATCTCGTAAAGTTTCTCGTATGGCAATACGTACGTCTTCACTTTCTAAGTTGGTCGACAGGTTAAACAGAAGATCTCCTAGGTTAGCACCGAGAAGAGGTCGGAATGGCACGGAACCGTAGTTAGTCATCAATAAGTTCTTTACTGATTGACGAACGGCAGCTGCCTCTGTCTTTTTATATATGTCGCCCGAAGGTTTCTTTTCAAAAGAACAATCAACATCACTATTAACATGGGGTATGCTAACCGTGATTGGTCTATTAGAAAGGTTACCGTCTTGTATTGAGAATTCTTTTGCCATAATGATTAAACTCTTTTCATACTATTTATACAGAAACCGCAACGTCTATCTGAGGTAATTCAGGTAAAGTTAAATCTATTGACATCGGAACCCCAATTAACTTCAATACATCACAGAAGGTGAGGGTTAGGAAATCTAAGACCGCACCTAGTCCTATAGCATCTAGGAATGATTTGATCTCATTGATCCACATGTTGATCAGTTCTTTCTGCCATTGTGCAAACCAATCTCTAGCCGCACGTACCATTTCGTTTATCTGTTCTTCAGGTACCACAACATTGGTATCGATCTCACCCCCAATGACATCTATAAGAGTCACACCGAACAAGGATACTTTTTTGAGTTCGTCGACGATGAATCCATTGATAGTGAAGTTTGCGATATCCTCTTCCAACTTAGCAATCTTTTCTTGGGCATCCTTCTTGGTGTCCTCCGCTAATTTCTCTACGTCCTTCTTGGTGTCCTCCGCTAATTTCTTAGCATCTGCCTCCAGTGTCTCGGCGTCCTTCTTGAGTCGTTCTAGCTCTGCTTCAAGGGATGCCTTTTGACCCAACGCTTGTTCTTTGATCAAGTCTATTTGTTCACGGATGAAAGTCTCTACATCGAAGTTCAATAGAGTAGGTAGACTAGGTAGACCCAAGGTGTCCCATATCTCTTTGAATGCATCGATCAATGCACCGAAGGTTGATTGTAATAGGTTGGTGCACCACTTGAGTACTTCGTTTTTGAAATAAGCCCAAGTTAGTTTACCCTTCCATTCATCACACTTAATACCAAATTCACCTTTATGGTATTGATATCCAGCAGGAACCATGTTATAATAGAGTTCTACCTGTTCTGTAATCTGTGTCTTCAGACGTTCCTGTTCTTCCTTCTCCAGTATCTTCAGTATATCAACACTGATACCCATTATAGATACCTTGAAATCCACGGGAACTACACTCGATATCAGTTCTAGCATCTTGACGGGGATGTAGATATGGAACTCGTCGATAAGTTCCGACCATGCATCGTTAGCTTCTTTTTGCCAATTACGTATGTTACCTGTCGACCACCAAGGAGATAGGATAGTCTCTTGCATCTCCATGAACTCTTCTACCTGTCCGATGATATCTTCTATACCAGTCAGTTGGGTCAGGTACTTGTCAACCTCTTTCTTTACCTCAGCCTCTATGTCTTTCTCCGAGAGTTTATCTACCTCTCCTTCAAGTTTAGCGGCTTCGTCTTCTAGTTGTTTCTTCTTATCCGCAGCAATCTTATTGAGATCGATGCTTGACTTGTATGCCTTCAACTTACTAGGGATCATCGCAATATCATTATAGAATTGGACGTACTCCGCTTTAGTAGGAAGGAGAGAATCAGAGCAAGGTAACTCTAGACTGATGGTTGGCATCTCAGGTGTCATTACGAATTCAGTTTAATGTTTGCGGCATTGATAGATACGGTACCAGTCGCAGAGAGGTCTACATCCCCGCCTACAATAACCTTCACGTTTCCACTCACATGTATCTTATCTTCCCCAGCGACGACTGTGTACCGATCCTTGACCACGTGTGTGACCATATCACCATCATCGTTCATCTGGTAGAATGTACCGTTCGCATGACGTTCGCGAATACGTTTAGCACCCTCGGTATCATCGTACTCTTTTAGGTGACCGCCCGCAGTCTCCGAGACTTGGTTGGTAGGGTACTTTGCACCATAGGGTACAGGCACCTCGTCCGAACCTACGAACAGGTCAGGATCATATGGGTTGGTACCACGCGTCGAATCGTTGGTAGACAGTTCTTCTCCCTCTACTTTAGGGACTGACCCCATAACTAGAGGTAACTGAGAGTTCTTTCCGTCAAGGAACATTCCGAATACTTGAGCACCAATCTGGATACCTAGGTTCTTACCGAATCCTTTTGTACCACCTTCGGTGACAGGCATAACGATCTGAGCCCAAGGTAGATCCTCATCTTTGATATTATCGTACATACCAAATACGTCGACCTTCACCCTACCGAGTTCCATAGGATCTTTAAGATCGACTACTGTACCTAGGAACCAACGAGTCTGGTCACCGTAAAAGTCTATAAAGGTATTCGGTATCATTCAAAGTCTCCATCTGTCAATTTTATGCAAGATACAGTAACATCATAACCTTCAGACTTAAACGAATGTTTCGCAGAATATACTAGGTAGTCGCCAGATTTCTTACCATCAAAGGTTTTAGATGTATTTTCGTTGTAACTCGTTAGAAGGAATGCTATACGCATAACACTACCCACACTATTATAGTTCTTGTTAGCAAAGTCGAATCCATTGACTGTTATGGTCATTGGGCCACTTTGCATCAAATTTAGTACTGTTCGACTTATTATATCTCTTCTGTACTCACCCACAGTATCACTTTCCGAGTAACTTTTATCTTTAGGGTATGCAGAAGTCGCATTGACTTGAGATATTAAACGACTCTCTATTTTATTGAAGGAGTCTTCCCCTATCTTGAAGTCTTCGGAATACAAAGGTCGATCTTCATTAGAGATCCCGTCTGTATTAAGTTTAGTAATAACATCTTTCTGTATATCGAACTTGACCTCATCCAAGATATTCTTAGTGACATTCAAGTACTGATGTTTAGCACCGATCAATCCCTTATTGATAAGAGTCAACAGGTTATCACTGTTTTTGTGAGAGTACGTCTTGATTGTTCTTCTCATCTCGACCTCACCTGAACCCTGATTGGAGGCTGCGAATGAGTGTGGTATCAACTCGTTCCAAGGTTTTTCGGACATCATGGTCTTCAGATCTTTGAAGTGTAGGTCATTGTCTACGAGTGTGGAGAACAGGTAGAACGGATATCCCCCATCTGTGGTCGATCTATTCTTCAACCAAGACATAGATTCGATTGGGGTGAGGTTAGGTACAATAACTTTGAAGCTCTGTATGTCAGTCTTAGACGATTCTATCTTTCGGTTGGATAGGAACTCCGATGATATCTTAGATAGGATCTCAGTGGTAGATCCGCTATAGGATTTATTGACATTGTATAGGTTAGATTCGTACCAGTGGTTCTCTATCAGGTGAAAGACAACGCTTTCGCTATTCTCATTCTGTTCCATTCTAGTTGAAGATATCACCTTATCGATACGAAAAGATTTATCAACGAACATACTACCAGAGGTGTTATCATTGTTGCGTATCTTAACCTTTACAGTATCCCCTCCCCGTATATTGCCGCCATTGACAATGTTTCGAGTGTCTTGGAATACCATCATTGCAGTCAGGTATGGTTTGTCCAGATGTTCGAACACATCTAGATCGGTCACGAGACCAGATATCTCGAAGGGTATTTTCTTCTCGTGACTTGAAACCAATTGTATACTTTCAAAAGAAAAGGGTGTACTATTTTCACTAGATGCCATTATGACTCCAAAGCGTCAGCAAACGCCCTTGATATAGACCTTATAGTAGATGGTTTTAAAGCTCGTATTTGCTTTAGTTCATCGTTTTCGGATATGTAGTGCTCATAGTGAGTAACTTCATAATCAGTTATACTAGGGCCGATATAAGGATTGATACTAACCTGTTCACCATCCACGGTATAGTGTTTCGCAGACAGGTACTCAGGGCCAACAGAAACAGTATGGAGTATCTCTATGTCGAGACCCACAACGGAGTTCACTTGTTCTCCGGTGGGATCGAAGGTACCTAGGATTGTTTTGATAACAACTTGACCTAGATCCAGATTCTTACTAACCACCACACCAGTCGCCAATGACGTTTGTCCCGTCACCTCTTGACCTACTTTGAACGTAGCAAATATCTCGTCACGAGTAGTCAGTACAATATTAGGATAGTCCAACTTAACCTTCTCCAACACTTTATGTTGGAGTTCAGGCCATCCTCTCTCCCTCAACTTAGGATTCATCAAAAAGAATGTCCAGTGTAGTAGAGGGTTTTTGTACAACGTGTACGCAGCGTGGTCGGGTCTTTCCCCTATCTGGATATAATAATCTTGATAGAATGACGTATTGTCTTTCACGGTATCGATGATCTCTGCATAGGCAGCAAGGTTATCCGTCAAGGATATACTATTACCATCACCGTACACGTACGCTACTGTGGGAAAGGATCTGAAATATGACATTAGTAACCGTCCTTAATATCTTTCTTGTTGAGTGCTACATCTTCTGTGAAACTTAGAGTCAAATCGTACTCTACTGGTTTACCATCTTTGTGGTATGCCTGAGAAGAGGAGTTGTAGTTCGTAGTGATAGACTTCAAGTAGCAATCTTTTATTTTGGTACCAATAGGAATACCTTCTGGATTTTCTCCATTATAGTAGTCTAGGTTTATTGAAAACATGTTGGGGTATTTGTAACCCGCACTAACACCACTAGTCAGTTCCAGACTTTCGGGATATGCAAACTCTCTAAACCTATAGATGATCGCTTCAACCTCTCGCGCCTCTTCCGCTGATCTAGGGATGAACTTGAACTGGAATTGAAATTCCCTCAAAGCAACTCCCTTGAACATGGCACGGGTGTTAGGGTTGATCGTAACACCAGCTGCAAGGGTGACCGCATTTCTCAACTCTTCGGGCATTGCCTTACCTAGTAGACTCTGTGAACCTCGAACCGCAGCCAACTTACCTAAATCGTTACCACCGATATTCCCTGCGAATAAATCAGTAACGGACTGGAATCCATTTTTCAGAGCACTACCAACCATTCCGGACAATCCAGAACCACTTTCTAATGCCGCAAGACCGGCGGCACCAGTCATACCCAAATCAACATTGGTGTACGATAGACCATCGGTAGTCGATAACCCAACAGGTAGGTACAACTTCACTCTCTTATTAGAATCTGTCTTGGTTTTTTGAAGAAGACTGCTTTTAGAGACATTCGCAATAGAAGAGTACTTGTTCTCCATCGCTATACGAGCTTCATCAAGTTGTTCCTGAGTCGCTTCCCCGTTTTTCACTTTCTCTTCGAGTTCATCTAATGCCTTTTTGTCTTTCCGCTTCTTATCGGCAATCATTTCACGAAGGCCTTGCTCATCCATTGTCCCATCGACTTCTGGTGCAATTAGAATTTTAGGATGGAATGTGATACAGGCACCATACCTCTCATTCTTATGAAAGGGGTAATATAGAGACTCCGTCTCTTTAAGGTCTCTTTTCTTTACTTCTGGTTCTTTTGGATCTGCCATAAGGGTAAACCTATGTTTATAAATATAGTTACACTATTTATACATATAATTCAGAATGAAAACATATAAAGGTAGATACAAACCAAAGAACCCTGAGAAGTATGCTGGGGATGCGGACAACGTTGTCTACCGTTCGGGGTGGGAACGCTACGTAATGAAGTGGTGTGACGACAGTTTGGACGTAGTACAATGGATGTCCGAGGAGCTCGTGCTACCTTACATCTGCGAAACAGACAACCGACCACACCGATACTTCATGGACTTTGTTATCAAGTACAAGTCTGGTCGTGTTGTTCTAGTTGAAGTCAAACCTTTCAAGGAGACTAAGGTACCTGAACGTAAACAAGGTAAGTCTCGTCGAACCATCCTGAACGAAGGTATGACATACATCAAGAACCAATCCAAGTGGAAGGCTGCTAAGAAGTATGCAGATGATCGTGGGTACCACTTCGAGATATGGACTGAGAAGGAACTGACTGCTATGGGCATCATGCCCAAGTCTACCCAGAAGATGCGTACCAAGAAACCCCTAAAGAAACTAGCACCTTTTAGAAAGAAAAAGAAATGAACCCTAAAATATTCTTCATTGGTATGGATCATTCAGCCAACCAACCATTAAGCGATCTTATGCGAGACAGCGGTTGCTCTGTCGCAAGCGTAAGTTCGGGCAGAAGAAATCTTGCGAAGACTATCAAACGTAACCTCGTAGCAGGTAACGATCCACTACTCACCATCAGTGACAGTGTTGTCTATACCGAGATGACTTATTTTGAAAACGACGACTACATCGAAGGTAACCAATACTACCGACAACTGTACGAGGCGTATCCGGATGCATACTTTATATTAAACTATGTTACCGAAGCGAGTTGGTTAGCGAGTAGGATGAGTTCTCCTCTACTGGAGAAGTGTCAGCAGGTAATGGTTGCAGGGAAACCCCTCACCCCCAGAGAAGTAGTGTGGGAGTGGATGACATATAGAGTTCAACATCAATCAACAGCCATAAAGTGGTTCACCAGTGACCCTATTAGGAATAAACAGTTCCTAGTATTAGATGTAGCATACGACGATATCAGTAAGTTAGTCAACTTTGTATCGAAAGACTACACACTTGATTCAAATCAATGGATGTTTTCTGTATAAATAGAAGTAAGAATTTTAACGGAATCATTCATGTCTAACATATTTCAACGATTAGAACTACAAGCGTTTCGTGCAGGTATCACTCCTCGCACCAAAGAATCGCGTGATTGGTTCCGGAATAAGATAAAGAACCTTCGTAGTATCAAGAGAGATGCTCTGATGAAGGAAGAACCTTTACAACAGACTGCACAAGAAACTATTGGTAGTATGTACATGTTCTTCTATGATCCCAAGCATAAGGACACACTACCGTACTACGATACGTTTCCATTAGTGATAGTTGTAGGGCCTGCCGAGGGTGGGTTCTATGGGTTGAACCTACATTACCTTCCACCTATCCTACGTGCTAAGATGTTGGATGCGTTGATGGATATTACTAACAACAATAAGTTTAATAACTCCACTCGATTTAAGATGTCATATGAGTTGTTGGCAAGAACAAGTAAGTTGAAATATTTTAAACCATGTTTCAAGCACTACCTAACTGATCATGTGCAAAGTAAGTTCGCAATGGTACCCGCACCTGAGTGGGAGATTGCTACGTTCTTACCAACCGCACAGTTCAAGAAGGCGAACTCTAAGAAAGTCTACAGCGACTCCAAGAAAATGATAGGTGGTTAATCGATGTCTGGGATAGAAGATTTAAAAAGTAAACTGGCACAGAAAAATGGCATGGCCATGGCGAATCAGTTTGCTATTGGTTTACCGTCATTGACAGAAGACATGGGTGGGCGTGACATTAACGTCCTATGTAAGTCTATTGACCTGCCCGGCAAGCAACTGACAACCCTTGATTGGAATGTCGGAGTGTACAATGAAAAGGTCGTTAACGGGTTTCTAATGGAGGACGTTAACCTTACCTTCATTATGTTAAACGACTATGGCGTGAAGAAGTACTTCGACGAGTGGACATCGTTGATGATTGACGAAGAGAGAGGCAATATTGCATATAAGGATCAGTACCAGAAGAAGGTCACCTTACATCAACTTGTCAAACCTCAGATGAGGATCGGATTCGATCTCGGCCCACTGAGTATAGATTTCGATATATTAGGAAGTTCTATATACTCAGTAGAACTAGAAGATGCGTTCCCAACATCATTGAACGCGATCTCTTTGTCTAACGAAGCAGACCAACTAGTAGAATTCTCGGTACAATTGTCCTACACCAAATGGAAAGTAGTGAAGGATGAAAGAGAACTGATAAAACCCAAGATAAGTCTCAATCTCGGAAAATATATTTAATTATTACATTATAGGATAAATCATGGCATTACCAAAACTGAATGATACCCCAAGTTATACTGTTACCGTACCATCAACTGGACAGCAGACGACCTTTCGTCCCTTCCTAGTTAAAGAACAGAAAGCACTGATGATCGCATACGAAACACAAGACCGTAAGGACATGTTGCGTTCTGTGGTGAATACTATTGAAGCTTGTATAGAAGAACCTATTAAAGGAACTTTGGCAACTTTCGATGTAGATTACCTATTCACTAAGATACGTGCAAAATCTGTCGGTGAGTCAGCAGATATAAATGCTAAATGCTCTGAATGTGAAACCGAGAACGAAGTCAAAGTTGATATAGACAAGGTCGAAGTAGTAGGGGAAGTTGTAGATAGCGTAATTGCACTCAACGATAAAATATCTATCAAGATGAAGTACCCATCATACGAAGATTTCTTGTCGAATGATACCCTGTTAGATTCAAAGTCAGAAATGGAAAGTATGTTACAGCTCTCCATAGCATGTATCGACTCAGTCTTAACCGAAGAAGAAAGAATTTCTATGAAAGATGAGTCCAAGGAAGAGGTCATGGGATTCATAGATTCGATGTCTTCAGAACAGTTCGAGAAGATCACCAACTTCATTAGTTCGGTACCTTCAGTAACACAAACAATAGAATTTGAATGTACGTCTTGCTCCCACAAGAACGAAAGAACATTGAAGGGGATGGACGATTTTTTTTAGTTAATCTCTCTCACGATAACCTGATGAATTACTATCAGGTTAACTTCCAGCTTCTTAATAATTTTAGTTACTCGTTGGAAGAGGTCGAAACAATGATTCCGTGGGAGAGAGAGATTTACTTGACGATGTTGATAGAAGACATCAAAGAGAAAAACGAAAGAGCAAAACAACAAGGGTAAGATATGGCAACTCTCAAAGAAGTATCTGGTAAACTAGAATCTGTCCGCGATGGACAGTCCGTACAAAGTAAAGTGCTTATTGACGGGCAAGAAAACCAGACTAAGGTACAGACCAGCAATTCTGAGGCACTGAAAGGTGTCATGGAAAATGTCGTTATGCGCGTGGGTCGTAGCGAGAATCTTCTGAGTCAGATGTTTGGTCATCTTGGTTACATCCGTAGAAACCTATCTAAAGGTGGATCTAATACATCCGGAGATGATCTGGAAAGTAGAAACGAAACTAAGATCTGGCAAAGTTCCCTGTTGGAAGCTATTCAAAATATAGGTGCCTCGAAGGAAGAGGACGACCCGAAGAAAGACGACAAACCATCGGAGATGCTAACTAGATTAGGACTGTTCGCATCTCTTGCGGCAGTTGCAATGGGTACTCTTGCAGGATCTATATCAGGACTATTCAAACCGTTAGGTGCGATTATCAAGTTCCTGACACCTAAATTCATATCCAAGATCGTAAAATTCCCTATCGAAATCGGAAAGGCGATAACACAAGTATTCATGACTGGACTCGGTAAAGTAAGAGAGGGTTTCACCTTTGTCGGTAAAATGATATCTGGATGGGGAACTAAGTTAAAGGTCATGTTCACCGAAAGTAAGTTAGGTCAAGTTATAGCGAAGGTGAGCGAGAGATTTAAGTCATTCATGAAACCCTTCGAAGTTCTGGGGAAAACCCTTTCCTTTGCAGGAGGAAGTAAAACTACTGGCCCTATCGCAAAGGTGATGGAGTTCTTTCAGAAACTAGGAACTAAATTTGGTTCTTTCGCGAAAACCTTTGGGTCAGTTTTTAAACTAGTATCAAAAATATTCGCCCCTCTAGCAGCTGCATTCATCGTAGGTAAGAATATTGTTAGTGATTTAATGTCCGGTGAATTTGGTTTCGGTACGCTCAAAAATATCATAGACGACCTATTAAAATTCTTTGTTGTCGACCTTGCGGATATGGTTAAGGACGCAATCTCTTGGGTATCCGAAAAACTCGGATTCAAGAAATTCTCGGCGTTCTTAGACTCATTCAGTTTCGGTGCAGCGTACGAGTCTATTAAAGAAGGTATTGCAAACTTCATAGATTCGCCAGTAGAGTTTATGAAAGAAGTCTTCACCAATATGACCGAAATGATGGCTAGAGTATTTAAAAGAGCTAAGGAAGTATTCTCCTTTGCGAACTTAGCGATATTGATCGGTTCGGGGGGTGAGTCTGGAAAGGGGTTGGATTACCTTCTCAATGGTAAGGACGATATTTCTGCGGCGGGAGCAACCAACAAACCAACTGGATCAAATCAGTTAAATAGTGCAGTCAAGGAGAACGATGTAGTTAAAGCGACTGCTAACATCGTCATGATGGATAATAGTTCTAGAACATCTGCGGCACCTGCTGCTAGTGCTCCTGCCCCTGTACTCGTAGCTTCGAATAATTCTGCGGATCCCTTCGACCAAGGAAGATCAGTATAAAAAAAGGGACTCTTTCGAGTCCCTTTCCGGTTTCACACTACACTGGGATTATTAATCTTCGGCAGCCATCTGCGCGAAGTAAGACAGTGTGTCATCTTCTTCTGCGACAGCAGCAACCGCAGCAGGAGCAGCAGCGACAACAGTAGGTTCAACTGCTGATCGAATCGGAGCAGCTTCAGCAGTCTGTGCTAATGCTTCGTTCTTCAGTGTTGACCCAGCACCAGTCGCAAGACCTAGTACAGTTTCCAACTTAGACTTGAGATCGTCATAAGACTTGAACCAGTTCGAGTCAAACGCGTTCGGGTAGTTGGGGATAATGAACTCGTTTAAGTCATACAGTGAGTTATACACTGATTCCAACTGAGTCTCATCTGATCCTAGGAATGCAGAAGGCGACTTGAAGTCCGACTTATCATAGTTTCTGTAACCCGCAACTTTACGAATCTTCAGTTCGAAATCAGCACCTGTCCAGAAGTCGAAAGGATTGACCGGAGTCTCGCCAGGAAATTCTGGTTGCATCTGATCCATGATCTTATCAAAGATCTTCTTACCGAACTCGTAGATCATTACCTTACCGTTGTTGGCAGGGTTTGCGGGGTCGTTAATAACTTGGATGTTAGTAACGTAGTGCAGACGGCGCTTCTGCTTACGTGCAGTTTCCTTGTCTTCTTCGATACCTGAGTTCCATAGACGAGAGTTCAACTCACCTAATGGATCGTTCTGACCTAGTGTAGTCAATGAACGTTCGATGTACCACTGTCCGGTAATACCTTTAAAGGCGTGATCCCAGTAGCGTACCCACGGAAGATCTTGACCTTCAGTAGCAGGAAGAAAACGAATAACTGCGTAGCCATTACCCTGTTCATCAACAGTAGGCTTCCACTTGCGATCGTCTTGATATTTGTTTGTGTTACTTGCTTGTCCGGTTGCTACGTTTGCAGCGGTGACTAGCTTTGAGATGTCCATAGACTTGGACTTGAGGTTTGCAAAAGACATAAAACTTCCTTAATAATATTAACTTAAATATAAACAATGTATAAACAATGTATGAGATTACCCATAAGGGCAGTACTACTTATACGTCTAGTTGATTCTGTTTTGGCAGGAAATTCAACTGACGTGCTTCACTTTCTAGATGTTCCACAATTGTGGTAGACAAGTATTTTTTAACATCTTCTAACTCTAGGTTATTCTTTTCACATAGATGTACTATAGTATCCATATAGGTCATTCTGTTCCGGAACACGAAACTCTCTGTCATAGAAGAGAAGGACTTCTTGGTGATCAGTTTATCTTCGAGTTTTAATTCATCCATTTATTACCTCAATCGCTGAGATATTGTCAACTCGGAAAGATCTCCAAGATTGCTTATCAATTGCGAATGCACGGATGACAGATTTATTCACCGACTTGGACTCTACTTGGCTTACTTTAGACTCGGACAATTCTTTGGAAGGGTCAGTCATGTAATCAATCTGTAGGGTACATGGCATAATTCTTCGCTCTCCATTTACCTTGTCAAAGGTAACCTGAAGTACATTGGTCTTCAATTGTTCAATTACTTTATCATAACTATACATGTGTTTCTCCTTAGAAACGTTCAAATTCTTCATCTTCTGGTTTAGCTGCAGCAGCTTCTGCTTCTGTATGGATAGCATCAAGGAAGTCTTGATTACCGTCTAATACGGAAATTGTATATTCAAAAGCTTGCAGACTAGCGATAACATTCTTACGCGACTCATCATCTTCGCCTAGACTTGAATAGTCTTTGACGTAGAGATCTAGAGTATCCAAGTAGACACAACGTAGGAACTCTCGTGCGATCAGTTCTACATCGTTCTTCGGATATTGACCTAGGTCAATTAGGTTTGTTGGTACTTCAGACATTAATTCCAATCCTTATTTTGGGTGGCTTTATGTACATCGGAGAAGTGAGCATCAACATATCTCTCTTCGTCACTCCAACGTACGTTCGACTTATAGTCCTGTCGATCAAGACTTACTACTTCATCAGCAAGACGTTTATTTGATTTAATAATCTTACTGTGCTTATTATGCTTTTGAATCTTCAGTGCTGCTCGTCGAATCATTGCATAACGTACTTCTTTTGATATGGACATATTATACCTTATTATATGGTTTGTGTCAAGGGGCAAGAAGAATTAAAATCCGTTATTAGGATATAGTTCTTCTTTAGAGTACTGCCCCTGCTTCTTGGATTCTTTCTTCCTATCCATGTGAGTAGCGGCACGATTGACCTTCGACGCGTACTTCGCGACCGGATTGGATCTTGTTACAGATGTTTTCTTTGACATATCAGTTCTCCGAATCATAAAGGAAGGTCAGACCACTTGGCAAGTTTAAGAAGCTTCTCTTGACGTGCATCTTCAACCGCACTATAAGATACCACTTCCCATTCTTGGAGCAACTCAATCATACAGACTAAGTCACCCACTTCTTTGGCGAGACGGTCAATGTTCTGTTGATCTTGACCGAATCGTTTTATTTTGGAAACTTCTACAATAACCTCTGCACATTCTTCTTGTAAGATGGTTAACAGTTCAGTCGAGGAATCATTATGTTTTAACATTATTCAGACCTATCGTGGAAAGGAACCGCACCAGCGTGTCGTCCACCAGTTATCTCTCTAACCTTTTCATTGAATCGACTATCTGATGTCGCGATATAAGTACCACCCATCATAGGACGGTCTTCCGCTAAGTAAACTGGACGAATGTGACATGTACCTTCTAGGTACCCTTTAACTATCTCAACGGCAGGTCGACCAACAGTAGGTTCGAACGGGCCATCAACATTCACTACAGTCACCGCAGTGTACTGTGAACTCATACCACCGTTAGAACAGTCACTCATATCAGAACGAAAAATCTCAGCAATCATACCCATGTTACGCTACCTCCACTACTTTGTTATTCTTAAACTGGACACCCTCTGGGCCAGTCAACTTACCTAGCATCCAAAAGTCTTCGGCTTGAAGTTTAGCGACACTATTGGAAAATCCGTCACTCTCATGTTCAGGGCCTAACTGGTTGTACTCGTTTAGGAATGAAACAGCTTCGGTAACGGTGTTGAAGTAAGCTGCGTCATGGTGATTGGTCATCTTTGGTTTCGCATAAAACATAATCATCTCTCTCTTTATCAATTCAATACAAGTATTATACATGTTTCACAAACAATTGTCAAGGCTTATTTTAACTTTTTAGCGTACTGGTATTCACGTTTCAGGAACCACTTATACTTCACAAAGTATTCTTTAGCAGTGTAGTTCGGAAGTTTACCAGTCCAGACCTCTACCTCATCGCAATGATCATACCACATCTGATTGCTCCACGCACGAAAAGTCATATCAGTCATTACGCTGCATCCAATACATAAGGAGTGTTGTAGTTTCCGACGTTGATATCGGTGTAGTGGCTACGGAAGAAGTAGTCAGTCTGACTGTCGTCTTCACAGAAGTAGTCTTCTCCTTCCATTGCCGCTTTCAGTTCAGTCAAGAACGCAACAACAGTCGGGCAGTTGTAGTTGTCTTTAATCCAGTAAGGGTTGACTTGAATGTAGTCGCGTCCGTACTGAGCAGCATCAGCTGCCTTGAGGATGTCTAACGCACCGCTCTTAATGTTACAGACTAAAGTGCTGTGGTGTTTAACCGCAATGCTACCTTTCATCTTGTACTTCTTCAAGACAGCTTTGATTTGGGGGGCTAACTTCTTTTTGTCTTCTTGGGTTACATGTGCCATAATCTTTTTCTCTCTCAACTCAATTAACTAAGTACCTATTATACTTCTTTTCGAAACAAAAGTCAAGGCATTATTTGAACTTTTTTAGCCATTGCCAAAAATCATTCAAAAACCCGCCTTCTTCCCACATCAGTGGAAGTCTCTCTTGTTCATGTTTCTCGTTTTCCATATGAAGGTTGATATACATTAGGAAGGCAAGGAAACTAAATAGAGACCACCCTAGAACCTCAAGTAGGATATCCATTATCTCACCCACACGTGAGTGTAGAGGTCTGGAAGGTTCGTACAGCTGTAAACGTCAGCAGTTTTGTAATTGATAACCTTCACACATTCTTGTGTCAGATTGCTGAAGTGAACATCAGGGGTATCCCATATGCCCGGCGCAGCGAAGACATAACCAATGGCAACCATCGCGGCAACACCAAAAACTATTTCAAATAAACCTTTCATAATATTTCCTCTCTCAACTCGACTTTATGTAGCTATTATACTTGTTTCCTAAACAAAAGTCAACATATTCTTTAGACCATTTTGTTATAAAGAACCCCTTTCATATAACGGGTCTTCTTCCAGAACTTCGAGTAACATCTCCAGACGATTGCGCTCTTTTGTTATAGACTCTTTAACTTCTTCTGAAAAGGTCTCGTAAGCCGGATGGCATAGGGTATCAATGATTAGTTCCAGATCACCCAACAGTTCTTGGTGCGCTTCCATTATTTGATTCATATCTTATTACCAGTGTTTTTTGAATAATTCTTCTTCTAGGCCGTATGCCTCTTTCTCCCAAGGAGCGTTCTCGTACTTGTAGTTGCGAGGTTTACGTCCCTTCCAAGCAAAACTGTAACCACACAGTTCACGTCGAAGATACTGTTTAGCGTGAACTAGTTCGTGCGCTAGGGTCTGCATCATCTCTTCTAGGGTGAATGCCTCACCCTGACAAGTACGGGCTATAGAGATCTCAGCGTGACTCTTATAGTCACCCCAGCAGAGACCTTGGGCATCATCAGGGAGTTTAGTAGAGAAGGTTACAAGGAGAACCTTGCTATAGAGTCGGTGAATACCTAACTCTTTCGCGATAGCATGGATATACGCTTCGATGCGTTTCTTCTCTCGGATGCGACCTGCGATATTTACTGGATTCATAACGTTCTCTCTCAATCAATTAGGTAGCTATTATATCATACTGAGGGGAAATGTCAAGGGCCTATGCGACCTTTTTTATCGATTTCTTCTTAGGAAGGGTCTTCTTAGTGACCGAGGTCTTCTTTTTGGTCACGGTAGTGGGTTTCTTTCTCACTACAGGTTTCTTCTTGACAATAGGTTTCTTGACCGGAACCTTCTTCTTGGTCACGGTAGGTTTCTTGACAGCGGTCTTCTTCTTTGGTTTGGGAGCTGCTATGGTGAAGGTCTCCGACAGAAACTCATTAACCGATAGTCCACAATTGCGTACCACCTTCTCATACGTTGCGATAGAGCGAAGATCCCACCCGTGTGGCGATTCTAGGAACTGACCGTAGTGATCCATTATCTTCTCAAAGAGTCGACGACACTCCTCAGTATCCTTGTCCTTGAGGTACCTCACCTTACGGTCGAAGTTTAGTTTGACTACCCTATCCATTATAGTAACTCACAAGTTTGTTGCCAAATATAATCCAGTTCCTCAAGTATCTCAGACTCTTGCCATGCAGTCGAGGTACGAATCACCGGAGCAGGGCCATCATGTTGTCGTATCGCATAGGATAGGAAATGTGGTGACCGACCTGCTGCGAGGAGATTGTCACCGTTATAGAGTTCAATTAGTCCATCAGAGTCTACACTAATATTATCGATCATGCCGCGACCTCACCGAAGAATACTCCGATAGGTGAACCATTCACACTACGGTAACCAAGTTCATGAATTGAATTGGCATCAAGTTCACTCTTGGTACCATCTTCCCATCGAATGATAACATTATTCTTACCGAAGTGTCCGCATACAACACCTTCTGCGATAGGGTACATTGCGCCCCAGTTTGCTTCAACTTTCTGACCAATCAAATTCATAATAAATTCCTTAGAGTAATTGAGTAACAAATCCACAAATGCTTATCGCGTTCAGAGCGACAAGGTTCCACAACTTTGCATTAACTGATTGAACAGACAACAAAGACAATCCAACTATCGCGATCACGGGATTCATGTGAAAGGCAAAGATTGCCATAAGAATCGCTCCGAGGAGTCCGCAAAGGGTTGGGAAGTCTTTTTTCATAATCACTCTCTATCAATCAATTAGGTAGCTATTATCTCACACTTCTTTTGAAAACACAAGGGCTATTTCACATTTCTTTAGAACAATTTGGAATAAAAAATGGTGGGGTTAGTACACTTAGCAATAAGTAGCAATATCCGTAATACCTTCCCCACCTAGGGAAACCTAACTATTCATTTAATGTATTTGTCAACTAGTTTCTTACCAATATATAAGACTGCTATTACTATCACTAAAACTACTCCCTCTAGGTATAAGTTCCCTGTACTGCTGTCAACTTCGATACCTTTGGTGGTTATTTCTATACGACAGTCTTCGCACGTATCTATTTGTTCATTCATTACATACAACCTTTGCTACGCATCTTATGTAAAAACTTTATATCGTCTTTCATACTTTCGTTTGCTTCTCGCATTGCAGCCATACGTTTCTTTGACTCCATCCAGACTTCGAACGTCTGAGGTTTCCGAGCATCACCGCACTTCAACTTTGCTTTCTTAAACTCTCCTTTAAGAATCTTCTTCTCTTCAGATCCCATGAAGGTACCGACCAGACCCAAGAGACATTGTCGAAACGAACGACCGTGGTGCATATGACCAAGACAATGCGCAAGTTCGTGTAACAGGGTGTACTTGTTCAGACCAGTGACCAAGTCTAGTGTCACAGTGAATCCATCGGTGAATCCACTTAACTTTTTCGTACGACTACCCATCGCGACAACTTTAGGTTGCGCACCGAAGATGCGACTAACGTCATTCTCTATCGACTTGTTCCATAACTTAACCCAAGTCTTGGACTTATAGATCTTCTTGGCGAACTTCTGAGCCTCATCGATAGACGCAAACTTAGGGTTGGTTACCTTAGACTGGAACGTCCACTCTGCTCGGTAGGTCTTCTGGCGTTCAGAGTCCTGACCGCGACTACCCTTGTTTTGTTTGTTGACGTGGTTACCAAGGTACTGATTGTATTTGTGTTCATCAGAACCGTAGGTTGGGTAACTAAAGTAGTTTGACATTATATTAAGCTCCAAGGAAAGCGTAACGAGGGTTGGTACAGAACATTCCGACTTCATCGAAACCCAGTAGACAGAAACCGTCCATAGGGTCAGTACCTGCTTCATACTCGACCAACTCATAACCAGACTTGAAGTTTCGAACGTTCTTTATGTCATCAATAAGGATAATTTTCATAAGTCATTTCTCTATCAGTCAATTAGGTAGCTATTATCTCATACTTGTTTTAAAAAAGCAAGGGCGTGTAGCTAAATAGTTAGTCCTGTTTAGAACCATTTTGCATATCAATAACCTTTTTTATATCTTTCTTGGTAAACTTGCGGAACTTGCGTCGAGCAACTGACCAAGACTTCTTAGGGGTATTGAACATCTTAATGATACCTGTACTGCGAGGAACGAATCCTACGAGGTCGGTACCCTTACTAATGTAGATATGATTCTGGACGTAGGTGTACGAACCCCAATCCGTAATCTCTTCGCGCCACAAGTAGTGACAGGCTTCTTCTAGACTAAGCGTTGACATATGCATCTCCGTAGAATTCTTGGGCAAATCGCATCCAGACCTGATCCGCGTTAGGTTCTGTTTGGTAGAGGAAAGAGAAAATGTTGTCAGTCTCTTGCGAGGTATTAGTTGCGTCAACAACGATCATATCAACGTCATCATTGTCATACCAATCCATCTTGGTAGTGAAGCAGTCTGCAACACGATTAAAGTAGAAGAACTGGGTATCATCAGTCTTGGCATAGTCGAATATTCTGTCTTTCATAATCTACTCTCTCAATCAATTAGGTAGCTATTATCTCATAGGTTTGGGTAGAATGCAAGGCATAAGCGTGACCCAAACAAAGAAACTAGTCACGCAGATAGATTAACCACATTCATCTTCGACATCGCATCACTGTCTAGATAGTATCGATCCATAGGTTCGGAACCAGATGTAATACTGTAGTAGTCCACACCATCACCCGCAATGTCCTTATGAACGAACATGATCTCACCAGAAGAGACCCCAGTAGGAGTCTCCCATAAAAGTATCTCACCAACTGAACCGTACATTATCATTATGCTCTCCTCTTACGTGGTTTGAAACCAAGGGTTTCCATTGCTTCCATCGGACTAGTGTTTCGAGTCAACTCAATGTACTGCTCAACAGTACAGTTTTTAACTAGGTGATTCATCCACGACTTCCACGGCTTAGAACCATACTTGAATCGTGCAACGAAAGTGCGTTCTGGCTTACCGTGCCAAGATGAGTGACAGTTAGGAGAAACTTGCTCCATAGTGCGAGAACCTTCGAAC